AGAGCATAAGTTATACAACGTGTGTGACATGGCGGGGCGTTCATGGAAGGTTATACAAGCAGAGATTGACAAATGCCGTGTGGTATGTTTTCCTTGCCACGCTAAACACACAGCAGGGCAACGCAAGAGAGGAGAGATACAGTGAATAACATCTGGAAACTAATCATGGACTGGCGGTACAACCCGCTGTCACATATCCCTGACAACAACACACGGCACATGGTGATGCAGGTGCTGGCATGGATGTGGTGCATTATCTTTGCCATGTCTGTGGGTTCTGTCACTGTATTCGGTATCAGTGCCATAGCCCATGCCCTGCTGATTGCTGGCGTGTTCATCACGGCAGGTGTGTTTGAGACAGCTAAGCGTAAGCCTAGTTACTTTGGTGGCTTGGGCAGAGGCAATGGAGGTGAGCATGAATAGGTTTATCATAGAAGATACCCCCGATGCTATAGCACGTTCACTGTGTGACCAGCACATTGTCAAGATGCCACTGGAAGAAGCGCAGATGATGTGTACAGCAGTATGGGAACTTGAGCCTAGATGGGCAGAGAAGTATAACTTGTACAAACCTGTTCATCGAAAGCATCCCTGCACACTGTGGGTGATGAAGTCATCCGGTAACTTTGCGTTTGCTTTTTCTTTGTATGAGGCAATGTTGAGAGAGTACACATTCCGCTATGGCAAAGAACATGGTGCAGGTAAACACAGGAAAGCCTTGAAAGGTTTGCGTTTTATTGCGCCTCTCATACCCACCACTCGTGAGCCGGTCTTTTCACAGAAAGACCCACTTAGCCCATACACAGGGTTGACTGCACACCCACAATGTTTCAGTGGGCATGACGACTGCAAGACAGACGAGGATTGGCCTATCGTCGCATACCGTGCGTTTTACAAGGTTGACAAGATGCGGTTTGCTAGGTATAACAAGGGCCGTGAGATGCCAGATTGGATGAAGGAGGGTGCAGCATGAAGACGATAACAGTTAATATAAAACACAAAGATCGCACCATCCTTGAACGTAAGGTAGAGGATTACTTTCGTGGCTATCACCCATTCGGGTATGGCACTAGGCTGGAGACACCAGCATACTATGATGAAGACCAGCAATGTTGGGTGGCTGTGATATCCCGACACACCTCTTGTGATTAAGGAGAAATGACATGACAGAGAAAAATCTAGAAAACATGACGCAGAAAGAAAGAATTGCGTACTGGGATAGAGTTCGTAAGGAGGAAGAACAAGATCGTGAAGATCGTATAAGACAGCTTACCGAAGAACAACGGAACGTCCTTGTAAAAATGCACAAAGAACTGAATAGTGTTCTTTTAACTGCCTTGTACAATGACATGGGAGGCATTCGTTGTTTATCTGTTCTTGAACTTCAAGACTTGGAAGATACTATGAACAGCTTTCAGCGTCAGTTTAACTTGGAGGGAATTACTTAATGTTTGAAGCAGCAATTGTTTGCCTTGCATTGAACATCTACCATGAGGCCCGTGACCAGCCCTTTATAGGGCAGGTTGCGGTTGCCCAAGTGGTAATGAACAGAGTGCGTGATGACAGATATCCTGACGATGTTTGTGGCGTAGTTAAACAAGGTCCAACATACAAATGGAAGGAAGATTTTCCTGTCCGTAACCGTTGCCAATTTAGTTGGTATTGTGACGGTAAATCAGATAAAACACCTGATCAAGAAGCATGGGAAGTAGCTATGCTAATTTCAGTAGGTGTATATAATGGTAATCTTGGAGACTATGTTGAAGGTGCTACGCATTATCATGCAACTTACGTAATGCCTGAGTGGGCAGAAACTAAAACACCAACTGTTCAAATAGGACAGCATATGTTCTACAGGTGGGATTAACGCTTGACTTACGCTCTTGTTATCTATATAACAGAGTATCACTTGCCCTTCGGGGCTTTAACCGTCGCAAGTTGCGACACTATGAGGAGAAAAAATATGCCACTAGATTTTACAGCAGAAGAACTTATTCCAGAACACATCAACTTTCCAGTTGAGTTTGAGCCAACGAAGTACAATAAATCTAAGTACGTTATCAATGGAAACACGGGTGACTACCTTGGCATTGTCGGTACAAAGTTTAATTGTGTCGATCACGGTACATTCTTTACCCGTGCGCATAACGCTGTGTCAGAGCATCTTGGAGAGGAGTTCTGTGATAACATGAACATCAACTTCAGGGCTGCACGTAACAATGCGTGGACTATGATGGACATGGTAATGCCTAACGTGCTGCGTAAGATTCAATCAGACAAGCACACAACAACGATTGCACCGCGATTGATTGCCTTACACGGCATTGATGGTAGCTGTTCCAATCAAGTGTACTTCGGTTCTATTGATTTCTTCTGCACAAACGGGATGATCACTGGAGACTTTGATCAGGTTAAGCGGAAGAATACATCTAACTTTGACATCGAAAACTTCATCAAAGAATTGAAGAACACCATGTCAGACTTCAATGAATCGGCTGACAAGTATCAGAGTTGGGCTGAGAAGCATCTGTACACTATGGATGTCAAAGAAATGCTGGGACACATAATGTCAAAACAAATGTCTGAAAAGATGTTCAGCTTATATAATCACGAGGCCGCTACCCGTGGCCAAAATGTATGGGCATTATATTCTGCCTTCACTAACTACTCCAGTCACTCCGATACAGGCAATGGGTTTGCGTTGAAGAATACAGGCAACGATACCCAAGCAGAGAACATGTGGAAGCGTGAGCAAGAAGTAGCAAAGTGGACTAGCGCACCACAGTTTCGTCAACTGGTGGCAGCATAATGAAATACTCACTACAGAGTGTGGTAGATGATTACTACAATTCCTATGAGTTCAATAACTTACGGGATGAAACTAAGAAACAGTATCAATATCATCTAAAAATTATGCTGGACACTGTAGTGGAAAGTAAAGCTATTCGGGATAGGCAATGTGACAAAGTGTCATCCCGAATGGCCAAGCTGGCCTACAATCAGTGGTGTGACAGAGGCATTCACTTAGCTAATCACGTGTTGTCTACTTCTCGCATTCTATTTAATCATGGTCTACACATGGAGATGACTTTGGTGAATCCATTTTTGGCTGTTAAAAAACGCCCTGTGAGCGTCCGTAGGACTGTGTGGAGTAGGCAGCAGGTACAAGGCTTCTTAGACTCGGCCTACGGCGATTTTAGCACCCGTAACGTGGGTTTAATCGCACAGATGGCATATGAATGGTGTCAGAGATTGGGTGACATGCGGCTACTGACTTGGGACGCATTAGATTTGTCTGGGTCACGTGTGTACATCAAGCAGTCTAAGCGTAAGGCAGAGGTATTTTTGCCAATATCGCAACAATTAACAGAGATGTTAATAGAACAAGAGAGCGACTTTGGTTTTCAACCTTACGTGGCACCTATGACAGAACCAATACGAGGTGTTTACAAACCTTATACAGTTAACCGGCTACCTAAAGTTGCACGTCGTATCATGCGAGATGCTGGATTACCTGATGAGTTGAGGTTGTCTGACCTTCGTCGCACTGGTACAACTGAGATGGTTGAGGCCGGTGTATCTATGGGCAATATTATGTCGGTTACAGGACATGCTAATCCACAAAGTGTAAAGCCTTACATGAAAAACACTTTTGCTAGTGCAGATTTAGCATTGACGAGTCGTCAAAATCGTGATATTAAGACATCGTGATTGCCCAACGGACTATATATAAACATATATAATAGGAATATATACAATGGATATAAAAATATTTGTAGAAGACTTAGATATTCCTGCAGGGGAAACTCGTAGGCTTAATTGTCCTGTATGTAGATCGTACAAGACATTTACTGCCACAAATAATATGGGTTCTCTTTTGTGGAATTGTTACAAGGCATCTTGCAGTGTAGGTGGAACAGCACGTGTGAAACTTACATTGAATGATCTTCGTAACATGAATAAGCCTAACTCTGTAACTGAACCATTTGTACTACCAGAGTATGTGGTATCTCGTGATTCAGATGTATCAGAGTGGGCATCAGAATTGTATGGCTTGAATGCAGAAGAACTTGGTCTTTTGTACGATGTAAAGGATCACAGAGTTGTTTTTCCTATCGTACATGACAACAAGATTGTGGATGCAGCAGGTCGTGCAATGGGCAAGAAGCTACCTAAATGGAAAAGATATGGAAATAATAGCTTGCCATATGTTTCTGGTAGTGGTACTGTCGCTGTTGTTGTTGAGGACTGTGTTAGCGCAGCCGTTGTTGGTGGTTACGGTTCCTTTGTCGGGGTTGCTCTTCTAGGTACATCGTTATCTGAAGCGCATAAAGGGTATCTAACGCAGTTCTCAACAGCCATTATGGCACTAGACCCCGACGCATTGCCAAAGACGCTACAGTTTGCTAAAGAGTTAAGAGGATACGTAAACGATGTGAAAGTGCTTCGTTTACATGACGACATCAAATACCGAACCCGACAAGACGTGGATAAGCTGCTTGCTTTCCGCTAGTATAAAGGAGAAAACCAATGGAATTATCAATCATCAGAAGTTTGATGGACAAAGAGTTTTACGACAATCATCGTGGAGCCAAATGCCCTGACCGTCTTTTTGGTGCAGATGCACGTAAGATCAAGAAGACCATTGACATCGCAATGGAGCGATACAACCGGAGTGTAACGCCGGAAGAAACAGAAGCACTGTTCCTGTCAAACAACCCGTCTATGACCACTGCTAACAAGCAATCCTTTGAGTTGCTGTTCAAGCAGATCAGGAAAGAAACACCTATGGGTTCAGACGTGGCACAGGAAGTGTTGTCTAAACTGTTTCAACAGGTAGTAGGCACAGACATTGCTGAGTTAGGCTTTGACTATGTGAATGGTGATCAAGCCAGCCTTGAGAAGCTACGCATGATACTTGAGCAGTACAATGATGACTTCTTGCCTGATCTCAATGTAGAGTGGGATGACATCGACATTGACACGCTGCTTGCTAAGAATGATCTTGAAGCACGTTGGACATTCAACATACCAACACTTGGTCGGCAGGTTGATGGTATCAATGCAGGTCATCTGATTGAGATTGGCGCACGGCCTAACACGGGCAAGACATCGTTTCATGCCAGCTTGATTGCTAGTCCCAATGGTCTTGCTGCACAGGGTGCTAACTGTATAATC